CCGTCCAGGCGATGATGGGGTGATGATGCTCGACGATTTCTTGGCCCTTGAAAACATTCTGGTGACGCGGCTGCAAGACGGTATCCCCGAGTTGGCCGCGTGCGGATCATATCTCACGCTGACGACCCTCCAACACACAGCTCTTGTGTTCCCGTCCGTGTGGGTCGGCTACGGTGGGTATCAAATGGAGGGCGATCCCTTGGCTCAAGGGACCGTCCAGCAGATTAGGCAGATATGGCACGTCTCCGTACTGGTTAGGGTGGGGACGGATCCCGGCAGCGGCTCCGATGTGCGCGCTGCAGCCGGCCCGCTAATAACCAAGGTTTTGAAACTGCTTATGGGATGGAAACCGGGAGACCGTATGCGGCCCCTGGAGTTGATTGCGGCACCGGACCCCGAATATGGCGACGGTGTCGGGATGTTCCACTTGAGTTTCGCGTGTAGCATACCACTATCCAATAGATAGTAGGAGGTGAGGGAAATGGCAGATTATTCCTACATCGGAAGCGGCAAGATCTACATGAGGGACCTTTCCGGATCCGGCGGGCTCATCGAGGTGGGAAACGTCTCGAAGCTCGACATAGGAACCGAGGAGGAAACCAAGGAACTCCGGGACTACCGGAGCCCGGGAGGCGGGGTCATCAACGAGGTGCGTCGCATCACCGGCGTGACCTTGGCCATGACCTTGCACGATTTGTCCCCCGAAAATCTCGCGATGGCCCTCTACGGCACCACCGAGGCCGTGGCGGCCGGATCCGTAACGGACGAGACGGTGACTGCGCAGGTTGGGGCCCTCGTGCGGTTGGCACACACAGGGATCAGCAACGTGGTGGTCCAGGACGAGACGGACACCACCACCTACACGGCCGGGACGGACTACGAGGTGCGACCGGGCGGAATCTTCATTCTCAGCACCGGCGCCATCACGGATGGCGAAACCCTGCATGTGGCCTACGACTACGGGGCCCAGGACGTGGTGCAGGCCCTGGACGGAGCCCAGGGCACCTATGAGCTGGTCTTCGAGGGGCTCAACGAGGCGCGGAGCGGAAAGCCGGTGATCGTGGATGTGTGGCGGGCTCGATTCGGGGCGGCCGGCACCATCAGCTTCATCGGAGACGACTACGCCGGGCTGGAGATCAGCGGGAAGGCGCTCAAAGACACCAGCAAGCCGTCCGGAACGAGCCAATACTTCCGTGTGACGCTGGTTGAGTAATTTGGGCCTCCGTCCGACTCCGGGGTGCCGCCGGGATTCGAGAGGGCCGCGAGTCCTGTGGTCACCCGGTTGCACCCCCTTTCTTTTTATATAGGATCAGGCGATGGCGAATCCTTACAAGCTGCAGATCACTATCTCCGCCGATACCCGAGAGGCAACCAGCAACGTTGACCGGCTCAACGAGGAATTCGGTGAGTTGCTGAAATCTCTCGGAAAAACGCCCGAAGATATAAGGACGTTTTCCAAGCTCGCCCAGGATTTCATCGCCACGGGGCAGGCGGCGGACTATGTCGACAAAGAAACCCACGAATTGCTGGTCTCCTACCGGGATCTGGTCAATGTCGCCAAGAGTCGGGACATCCTGGGTCTGGTGCCGCATACGGAGATTCAACGGCAGATTCGCGAAGTGGAGGCCGCTTTTGATTCGCTCAAAAAGTCCGGGGTGCTCAGCCAGCAGGAAATCGCCCAGGCCGCCGTCGCCACCCAACGCCGCATCGCCGATCTCAAGCGCCAGACCAACGATTTTGCCGGAGCTCTCCAGGCGGCCAAGGCGGAATTGGCCGGCCTGGCCGCCGCCGGAGGTGGGCTCACCTTGGCCATCCGGCAGGCGATGGATTTCGAATCCGCGATGGCCGAAGTGGCCAAGGTCACCGGCGCAACGGACCAGCAGATCCAGCGGCTCGGGGACGAAATCAAGGATCTCACGCGCACCATCCCCATGTCCGCCGACGAGCTGGCACGGCTGGCCGCGGCCGGGGGGCAGCTCGGCATCCCCATCCAACACCTCCGTGAATTCACCGAGCTGGCTGCCCAGATGGCCACGGCGTTCAACATGGGCGCCGACGAGGCCGGCCAGGCCATCGCCAGGCTCATGAACGTCTTCAACCTCACTCTGGAGCAGGTGCAGTCCGTCGGGGACGCGGTGAACACCCTCGGAAACAACATGGCCACCACCGAGCGGGACATCGTGGAGGTCATGTCCCGCATCGGAGGACAGAGCCGGCAGTTCGGGCTTGCGGCGGACCAGGCGGCGGCTCTCGGCGCCGCCATACTGAGCCTGGGCAAGACCCCGGAGGTGGCCGCCACCGGCATCAACGCCCTGCTTGCCAAGCTCCAGACGGCCAAGGTCGCCGGCAAGGACTTCCAGGAGGCGCTGCAGCGGATCGGCATCGACGCCGAACAACTCGCTGCGTCCATCCGCGAGAACCCCCAACAGGCCCTGGTGGAATTCCTCCGCACGCTGCAGCGGATCGAGCCGATGGCACGGTCCGAGGTCCTGGTGAAGCTCTTCGGGCTGGAATACCAGGACGACATCAGCGCTCTCATCGCGAGCCTGGGCCAGTACGAACGGGCCCTGGGGCTCGTCTCCGACCGGCAGCGCACCGCCGGCGCCATGCAGGATGAATTCAAGCGGCGTCTGCAGACCACAGAGGCACAAATCCAGCTGCTCGCGAATTCCGTTGAGGCCATCGCCATCAACATCGGGTCCACTTTTCTCCCGGCGGTGAACAAGATCGCCGGAGGGCTGTCGGACGCCTCCCGGGCCATAGCGGATTTCGCCGAGCGGTTTCCCTTGATCACCCAGCTGGCCACCACGTTGGCCACCGTGGCGGCTGCCGCAGGAGCCCTGAAGGCCGCTTTATTGGCAGCCAGGCTGGCGGGGATCTCCCTGGGCATGGATGCCGGAAAGGCCATCGCCTCCATGAATCTCCCCATCGGGCAAGCCATCGGGGCCCTGGGTCGTCTGAATTCCGCTTTCGCCGTCATCAGCGCCTTCCTGGTGGGTTGGGACATCGGGAAGTGGCTGTCCGATGAGTTCGAGATCGCGCGAAAAGCCGGCGTCTTCTTGGTTGAGTCGCTGGTGAAGGGCTTTGAGTATCTTCGCTATGCATGGGAGGTGACCAAGGCCGCCTTCACCGACGACACCATCGACGAAGCCACGCGGCGCCACGAGGAGCGCCTGCGGCAGATGTCCACCATCTTCGATGAGATGTACCGGGAGGTGGAAGACGGAAGCTGGAAGGCGTCTCAGAGTGCCGCGCAGGCGGCCCAGGCCTCGGCCGATTCGGCTAAGCAGACCGTCCAAGAGACGGCCCGGGCCATGCAAGAGATCATGGCCCAGGCCGGCGGCGCGGTGCAGTCCCAAGCCGCGGACGTCAAGGCCCAGTTGGAATCCGTCGTAGCGAGCGGTAAGGCGGCGGCGGAAGAGATCGACAAGGCCCTGCAGGCCGCCCTGGCCGAACGGGACTACACCCAGATCGAGGCCCTGGTGCTCGGGCTCGACAAGGTGCGGATGCTCGGCGAAGAGGCCGCAGCCACCGTGGACCAGCGGCTGGCCGCAGCCCTGCAGAAGCTGTCGGCACAAGACCTGGCCGACTTCCAGACGAAGGCCGAGATCGCCTTCCAGTCGGCCGGCAGAGATGCGGCGGATTTCGCCTGGGTCCTGGAGGCCGGGGTATCCGCATCGCTTGCGAAACTCGGCGTGGACGTGGAACGGTTCCGGTCCGGCATGACCGGCGCCGAAAAGGATGCCGTGACCCTCTTCGATTCCGTGGCGTCGAGCGCCACGGCGTCATCCGACATGATCCTGGCCGCCTTCGAGGCGATCATAGGCAAGGTGCAGAGCATGGCGGCCATCGACGCCCTGAGGGCGCAGCTCCAGGACCTCGGGGCCTCGGGGGCCCTGTCCGTCGATCAGGTGGCCCAGGCCATGAGGCGATTGGACCAGGCGGCAGGCGATGCGGCCCGTGCCCTGGATCCCGTATCCCAGGCAATGGAACGCCTGGGGGTGGAAAGCGCTGCGGAGCTGGATCGTCTGGCGGAGCAGGCCCGCCGTGATTTCGAGACCATTCGCGATTCCGGGAAAGCCACGGCCGGCGAGATCGCCCAGGCCTTCGAGGCCTATGCCCGCGCCGCCATGAAGGCGGCTCAGGCCCACGGACAGGCCCAGGCCGTGGCCACCGCCGAGACCTTGGAATCCCAGCGGGCCGTGTATGGGCTCCGCGAAGAGCTGGAAAAGACGGGCCGGGTGGGAGAGGAGGCCACGCAAAAAATTGCGGACGGCATGAAGGACGTCTCCGCATCGGCCAAGCAGGCGGCGGAGGCCGTGAAGGATGCCGGCAAGGCCACCCGGGAAGAAGCTGAAAAGTCCAAGGAGGTCACCCATGTCACCCGCATGGCCGACGTGGTGAGGGGGTGGGAGGCTCTATCGGACGTCGGAAAGCGGGAGATGGAACGCCTTTCCGACGCCGTGATCCAGGAAAGCTACAAGATTCTTGCCAGCGGAGGTTGGGCGTTCAAGAACTACTCCCTGGAGCGGTTCCGACAGACGGCCAAGGAAGTCTCCGATGCCGTGGCCGAGTTGGACCGGCTGCAAATGCAATTCGACGCCACGGGGATCAACGAGCTCATCTCCAAACAGGTTCAGCAGATCGTTTCGGAATTCGGCGGATTCATCGATCTTTCCAAGTATTCCGTGGTGGACGCCGTCAAGAAGGCCCGTGCCCCTCAAACCGGCGCTCAGACGGCGGCCGTGCCTACAGCCGCAGGCGCACCTGTTCCTTCCGCACCGGCGCCATCACAAGCCTTTGCGGACACTCGGAACATGGAGCGTCTGCTTGCGGAGATCGCTGGATACGTGGAGGCCATCGCCCGGCGCGTCTCCGGCGCCTCGCTATCGCCGGAACAGCTGGCGGCCGCCGTTGTGAGCGGCCTGAGCACGGCCGGGGCGGCGTCCTAACCTGAAAGGTGTCGCAATGACATTGGACGGCATCACTCTTCCAGAAGGACTCACCTGGTCGGACCGCTACGACTGGACGCCCGTGGTGCAGACCGTCTCCGTGAGCGTCACCGGGACGGTCATCGTCCAGGAGGGGGCCCAAACGGCCGGCCGGCCCATCACGCTCACGGCGGCGGGCGGCGAACACTGCTGGATTTCCAAAGCCGACCTGGATCAGCTCTACGGGCTCACGTCCGATGCCGGACGCACCATGACCCTGGAGCTGGCTCCAGGGGACGTGCGGCAGGTGATCTGGCGCCGAGATAAGCAACCCATCGAGGCCAGGCCGGTCCTGGAAGTGACGGACCCGGCGGACGATACCTGGTATGTGCTCGCAGCGCTCAGGATGTTGGAGGTGTAGGAATGGCGATCACCGAAGCCGATATCAAGCTCCTCAAGTCGGAACGGATGCAGGACACGGACGACGGCGGCGGGCGCATGACCGGCCAGGAGGTAGTGGACGGCGAGTCCAACAACATCTTTCCGGACATTTCCGAGCTGGACCGGACCTATGGGCGCGTGAGCCTGAGGAAGCTGTTCCCTGCCGTGCTTACGTCGGACACGTCCGTCTATTACGGGGCCAACGTGATCGTGGCCGAACCTCCCGAAGACGAGTTCGTCCACGCGTCCATCTTCCGCATCGCAACGGACGACATGTTTTTCAATGAGCGTGAAGAGGCCAGGAACAAGCTGGAAAGCTACCTGGCCATAGGGCCGGTGGCCCCGATGCGCCTGGTGGGCAATCACTACGAGGGCCAGCGGTCCATCCTGTGCTACCAGCTGCAGTCGGATCCATTGCCGGGTGCCGGGGAAGTGTACGTCCTCAAGGACGACACCCACGAGCAGTACGTGCGGGTGTTGTCCGTGGAGAGCCGGGTCGCCACCTACTATGACGACAAGGGGGCGTTCGAACGCCTGGAACTCACGCTGGAGATCAGCGATCCGCTACGCTACGATTTCGAGGCCGGCTCTGTGTCCCGCTACACCTACTATGACCCTCCCACCAAGATCCACCGCACCAACGTGGTGGAAGCCGTGAGCTATTACGGGGTATCGCCGTTGGCCCAGGCTACGGACCTGGGCGCGATGACCATCCGGGTGGACCGCTACAAGACGCCCCTGGTGCCGAGCACGCAGGCGGAATCAGCCATGTTGGACATTCCGGCCGGGTCCGTGCGGACCGTAGATGTGTCCGGTGGCACCCGGTCGGACACCGTGAACCAGGTGAGCTACACTTACAGCTACGCCATCGAAGATGCCAACCGCCAGTACAACTACGTCTTTCAGCTCACACCCAAACCGGCTCCAGGCACTCTGGAAGTCAGCTACCGATCCCGGGACAAGTGGTACGTGATCTTCGATGAAGCCAGCGATGGAAGCCTCACGGGCGAGGGATCCGGAACGGTCAACTACGCGACCGGGTCCGTTTCCGTCACCCTCCGGGATCTCCCAGACACGGGCACGGCCATCATGCTGGGCTGGGGTACGGGGGACAAGTACATCCAGGGTTCCTCCATCGACGTGGATCTGCCTCAGTATCGGCACACCGTGGCGCATCCGCCCATCGCGCCGAGTTCCGTTTCCATCACCTGGGATGCCGGCGGATCGCCGAAGACCATTACGGACGACGGGGCCGGGAACCTGACCGGGGACGGCACGGGGTACGTGCTGTACGGCGACGGCCTGGTGGTCTTCAGGCCCACGGAACTTCCCGATCCCGACACGTCTCCTCTCTTGTCGTACCAGGGCTATTTCGAGCCGGTGCAAGAGGATTTTCAGGACGTGCCAGTCGTTAACGACGAAGCCACGGTGACCTTGCAGGCACAGCCGGACGCCGGGTCCGTGCGGGTGAAATACACGGTCCGCGCCTTTACGGCCAATGTGGACACCCCGGGATTCAAGGTGATCTGCCAGGGCGTGACGGTGGCCACGGGGCAAGGTCCGGTACAGATGCCCAACGGGTCCACGCTGGAAGTGGTGGCGGAAAGCAATACGCGGCTCCGGATCGGCATGACGGCGAGCGCATCAGGCGACCTGCCGTTCGGGAGCTTGGACCTGGTGAATAAGACAGTGACCGTGCCCACTGAAATCCAGTACTACGCCCAGCATGCGGTCTACGACACGGTCTGCCGGGCAAATCCCTGCGGCAATGATCCCCAGACTGGCCTTCAGATGTACTGCACTTCGTGCGGCCCCGAATTTCAGGGCTACGATTGGAACACCACCACCTCGGCCACCACATCCATCGACGGAACGGTGGACATCAATGTGGACTACATCGCCCAGGGGACACAGCTGGAGTCGTACGATGAGAATGTGCCAGGCCAGTCCATGTTGGTGCGACTCCAGCCCGCGAGCAACGCGGCCGTGGTGCCCGGCACGGTCCAATTCCGCCTATCCGGACATACATTCATCGACATCGAGGGCGAAATTCACATGGATCCGGACCCCGGCACGGGCGTCGGAACTCCGGCCGGCACCATCGACTATCAGACCGGGGACGTCACACTGACCTACTGGGCTACCGGGACGTTTTCCTTTGCCTTGGACTCCCTGCTCCTGGAAGTGTCGCCCAGGCTGACCACCGAGCTCACCTGGCGCACGGCATCCGCTCCGTGCCGGCCTGCGAGCCTGACGCTTGCGGTGATGGCCGAGGACGGGGAACTGCTCACGGCATCGGCGGATCTGGACGGAAATGTGACCGGGGATTGGGTGGACGGCGGGATCGACGTGCAGACCGGCGTCGTGGGCGTGCGGTTCGGCCAATATCGGCAGGCATCCACTCTGACCGAGGAAGAGAAGGCCGGGTGGTACCGAGAGGAGGACGTTTTGCCGGACGGGACCATCTGGATGCCCCGGAAGGTCATCCCCAACACGGCCCGGTATAACGTCGTGGTGTACGTCTACATGCCCCTATCCGCGGATATCCTGGGCCTGGACCCGGTTCGCCTCCCGATGGACGGCCAGGTGCCCATCTTCCGGGTGGGGGACGTCATCGTCGTCCACCACACGCAGACCACCACCATCGCCAGCCCCAGTAACGGGCAAGTGATCGACACCGGACGGGTCCGTCTCTCCTATGCCAAGCTGTTCGACGGGAACGGGGATCCGGTGCCTACCGATCGCTACACGGTGGACCTGGACGCCGGCACGGTGACCCTGATGGACGTGAGCGGCCTGGTAACGCCCCTGTCCCTGGAAGACCGCATCGAGGACATGGCTCTGGTGAGCGACCTGGAGATCAACGGCACGCTCCAGCTCACACGAGCTCTCTCCCATGCGTATCCTGCAGGGAGCTATGTTTCCAGCGCTCTTGTCATCGGAGACATGTGGGCCCGGGTGGG